CATATCTAGCGGTTGTGTTTTTATTCCTTTCTAAACGGCTTTCATAATTTTTCAATTCTTCTGGATTTATGTATTCTCTGTCGCCAAATTGGACATCCGCAGTGCCCACCGCACCATTAGCAAACCGATCATAGTAGTACGGATTCTTTACCTTGCCAGCATTAGGGTCCGACGACGGCTGATTACCCCCTTGAATAGGTCGGTAACGAATACTGTCAGACCCAAAAGTTCTAAAGGTTCCGGGAGGAACTTCCCGATAATCTGGGTTTAATTCGTATCCCGGAGGCGGCTGGTTCGCTCCCTCATCAGGAATAAACATCTGCCTAGTCCTGTCGTCGAGGCGAACATCTGTAAGCATAGAACGCCCGACATTAAAGTCCGGGTTCAATTTCATGCCCGGAGGTGGGGCGTTGGGGTCTCTATTTCCCCCTTGAACAGCGCGCAACTGGCCGAGCAGTGCAGCAATACCGCCGCCCATACCACCGAAGCCACCCATCATTGGGTTAAAGCCGCCGAAACCGCCTAAGCCGCCCATCATGGGGTTAAAGCCGCCCATACCACCGAAGCCGCCATAACCGCCCATCATGGGGTTAAAGCCGCCCATACCACCGAAGCCGCCTAAGCCGCCCATCATGGGGTTAAAGCCGCCCATACCACCGAAGCCGCCATAACCGCCCATCATGGGGTTAAAGCCGCCCATACCACCGAAGCCGCCATAACCGCCCATCATGGGGTTAAAGCCGCCCATACCACCGAAGCCGCCAAAGCCGCTGACATTAAACGGCGCACCATAGGCACCGCCAAAACCACCCATGCTGCCAAAACCGCCTAGTCCGCCACCCATTTTGTTGCCTATCTGGGGCGCAGAGACGGCCGGAGAGGGTTTCGGCTTTAAGCCTTGTTGGGTAGATACGTTGTTCATGTTACTTCTTCAGGCCACGCAGCGTTTGCGCGAGACGGGCACGTTGACCCATCTTGCCCGGAGCCTTTGCGGCTTTAGCAAGTTTAGCGGCGGGAATCTTTTGCCCCGCCTTGACGCCGAGGCTGCTACGTAGCGCACCGGGCTTTTTAATGGCTTCTTTAATCCAGCCGCCTTTCTTCAACACGCCTCGCCCTTTAAGGACATCAGCGCGAGTTACGCGACCATCACCGGTCAAATCAGGAAAATTTTTAGCCATGTCACATACCCCTACGTCTGTACGGCCTTACTTTTTCTTTAACACCCTTGGGCTGCGAGACAAACTGCTTGCCTTGGGCCTTGCCTTTCCTTTTGGCAGCGGTGGTACGGGCATACTCAGAAGGGCTGAGAGCCTTGATCGCAGCCTCTGGAAGGTATCTTTCGCCCGTGTCAGAAGATCGTTTACCACTTTTCGTTCTCCACTTCTGCTGCGTCCACGCTTTAAGGGACTGTTGAGGAGCCTTCATCCGCGATACCCGCCGCCTTTAGCCTTGTACTGCTTCGCTAACAACTGAGCCTTTCTTGCGCTCCACTGCCCTGCTGCAGTACCCTGTACGGCCCGGCCCTTGATTGATTCAAAGAGCCGCTTACGCATACCGGGCTTCGTATAATTTCCCGCCTCGTTCACGCGGCTCTCGCCTCCCTTGGCGTAGGTTTTTATCGGTTTCCCAGTCCCAATTACGGGTTTTTCGTCCCCCCGGCGTTTTGCTCGGGGGACTTTTTTGGGATTGATATCACCCATGCCTCGGGACGGTAGCATTAGACAAACTTCCCTCTGGTCTTACCTTTCTTAGCGATGCCATCACCGCGACTTGCGGAGGACTTTATTGTACCCCCTTTAGCCTTCTTCTCTTCGGCAGACTTAACCACATACGGTTTGCCCCGCCACAAGAAAGAACCACCTTCGCCCAGTTCTTTACGCCTAATCCCATAGGCTTTCTTAAACGGCATTTCGTCAAAACTTTCAGGCTCTGGAATAATGTACGGCCCTGCCGCTTTTACATTGCCCTTGTACGGAGATCTGCCGCGTTCTTCAATCTTACGCTCGCGGAGCATTTCCTTTACTTCGCGCTCCCATTCTGGATCACGCTTCATATCTTTTACGTCTTGAAGTCGCCCACCTTCCGTAAACTTCTTAACTCGCGGTTTAGGCGGTAACGGCAAACGGGGCTTCTTGATAGCAGATGCGCCAAAACGCGGCATCTTCTTTTTAAACATCCCCGCCGTGTATTTAGGAATGCGATCCATAATGGAGTCTTAAACGAACTTCCCGCGAGTCTTGCCCTTTTTAGCAATCCCGTCAGCACGCTTGGAGGCAGAGGACTTCACAGCGCCGCCCTTTTTCATGCCGGACATGCTACGTCGCTGCGTCTTTTCGTACGCTTCGCGCATCTTCTCAGCCATGTCTTCTTGGCGGGCCTGTTCAAGTGCCTCACGTTCTTTTCGTGCTGCCGTAGCCTGCGCGGAGGATCGACGCGGCCCTTGCGGACCTTTTGACATAAAGTTCATTAGCACTTCCCGCCCATCATCATTTTGACGATCTTGCCCTTGGTCTTGCCCTTCTTGGCAATACCGTCAGCGCGGCTGGAAGCAGAACCGCCCTTGGAGTAGGCCATACCGCCCATCCGCATGTTCTTCATGCCTTTCATTTCGGCCTCTTCGTGCCGAACCATGGACTTCGGAGCACCCTTCTTTTTCATGAAGGACACTTCTTTACGCATCATCGCCTTTGACTCTTTCATTTCGATTCGCTCCTAATTTGCAAATTAATAAAAGGCTTAGCAGTTCCACGCTCTCAACGATTTGTTGATCCGGCTGTTCGGGTCGTTTGCCGTTTTGGCACTCGTCAGTTTCTTCTTCATGCCTGTCATACGGGCACAGAATGACTTCTTGCGAGGCCCACCTTCCGGTTGAGGACGCTTCAGCCCCGGCTTACCCGGATTGGCACGGTTGTAAGAAGCCCTGCCTTTTGCGTTGAGTCCGCCAGCAGGGTTTTTCCCTTCTTTCCGTTGCCAAGCAGGGGTCTTAGCCATAAATCACCATCGTCGAGATAACGGCTGACGGGACGATGTAAATACTGGTCTGGAAGAGCAGACCCTCACCGGGCAACAGCACGTAGTCCGGCGCAGTGGAACTTGCCTTGGTGTTCACTGCAATCTTGACCGGGCCGCTTGCCCCACCGTCATAGAACGTCACGGTGCCTGCGCCGCTATCTGGCACGATATAGATCGCCTTTACGCGAGAACGGCCAATAACAAGGCTATTTTGATCCAGCAGGTCGCCAGCAGAAGTGGCGACCTTACTAGCAAGGACATCTGTTTGCATACCCATCCTGAGTCTCCTGTAATGAATGAAGGGGGCTTACCGCCCCCCTACGAAATCCTTACGGGACGAGACTGGCGTACAGACCGATGTAAAGCGTGGTGCTACCGATGAGAACCGGGATGCGACCTGCCTGAACCGATACCGTGCCCGACACCGAACCCGTGGTCAGTTTGGTGCTGCCAATCGTGAGCGTGGTGCAAAGCAGGTTGGTGATGACGGCGGAATCGCCAGCGATAGAGCCCTCAAAGCCGTTGTCAGACTTAACCGGGCCAGAAAATGTAGTACGACTCATTGAAAATACCTCACATGCGAGTCAAGCCTGCCAGTCTGCATGTCGTCAGTCGGGGCTGTCTGGCAAGCGGATTTTTCCCGATGACTCTATATACGCCGTGACTTGGGGGGTGTCAACAAGTTGGTTTGACTTTCTCAAATTCTCTTCCCGCGTGATAACTCGCAGGTTCCAAGGCACGTGCAGCCCGGACACGCTTTCGCCATTTAACGGGATGATGTGATCCACGACATATGGCACTTTAGTAATACGGGTCACTGTCATGGCGTCGATGTACAACTGCCGCATCGCCCGTTTTTGCTCCGCAGTAAGCCATTTGGGGGTGGCGTTACGGTGTTTTCTGCGACGGGAGCGAGTAAAAGCGCGATACAAATCTGGATGTTTTTTCTTGTATGCCGTTTTGTGGAACCTACGTTCTTCGGGAGACCTTGCTTTGGCTTTGAGTTTTACTAGTTCTTTATTTTTTTCGTAGTACTCCCGTTTGGCTTCCTTGCCTGCCTCCGACTGGTTGTATTGCCTGAAGTATTCGGCACGGGCAACGTTACCCTTTTCCCATTCAACCTTTAGGCATTCCACACAAGCCCCCTTGGTCTTGCGCGGGGCGACATGACCGTGTTTGCACGGCGCCCCCGTGAAGTAGTACTTGGCACCTTTGGCTTTAGCCTCGGCGCGGGATTTGGGCAGCGTTGAAGTATCCATCTTTACCTCTAGGACTTTGATACAGGTAAAGACTAACTTGGCTAGTTTAGAACGTCAAGACAAAAAGAAAGGGGGCCGAAGCCCCCCTTCCAATCAGCGTAATATACTGATTTATCAGGACGAACCGGGCGAACCAAACATGCCCAGCGGATCAGACCACCCGAACGAGTAACGCTCGCGGCTCTTATACCGGACGTTCCCGGTGTCGAAGTCCCCGTCCATGGAGTTCTGCAGCGGCGTACGGACAAAGTGCTTCATGCCGTTCGGAACGTCGGTCGTCAAGAACCAAGCGTTCGTGTCCGTCAGGAAGTGGTTGACCGTATATCCGCCCGGAATCGAACCCATCGCCTTGAGGGCGTTGATGTCGTTGTCAGCGGTCGCAACACGGAGTTCCGTGTCGAGGAGACGCTTGGCAGTGAACATCAGCGCCGGGGGCACGATGAGTTTGTTGGGCTTTGCCGCGATCAGCAGCCCACGTTCGTCAGTCCAGCCAGCGATCTGAATGACAGCCGCCTCAAGCGAAGTCTCGTTGAGGTCAGAAGCCGTCAGACGGTTGCTGTTGGAGCCGCCCGAAACAAGCGGGTGATCCGCCGCAAACAACGCCTTGCCGTCACCGCCCACGTAGGACGAGGAGAAGCCGTTGTTCAGGACAGATGCCGCCTTGACCTGCTTCGTGTACGCCATAGCACGAGCGAGCGCCTTCGTATAACGCTTGCTGAGCGAGTCGTACAGGTTGTCTTCAACCGCCTCTTCCGTGATGGAGAAGCCGAGAGCGATGGTCTCGTGGTTGTAACGAGCAGTCCACGCTTCCTGTGCGTTGTCATACGCAATCGCAGCACCTTCGGCCTTCACCGGAGCGGCGCTGAAACCAGAAAGTTTGGTCTCCTCTTCAAAGGAACGCTCGGAGGTCTCAGTCTCGTAGATCTCCTTGTGCTCCTCACCATAGGTCTTGTACTCAAGGCCGAACAGGGCGTTCAAACCCGGAAGGAGTTCCTTGAGCAGTTGTGCACGTGAAATAGCCATGTCTTAGAACTCCCCTATCAAGTGCCGAGTGGGTTGTTGTAAGCGTGACCACCAACGATCAGCGAAACGCTCGTCAGATACGGAGCGTTAAACTTCACGATTACCTCGGGGTAATAGGTGGTACCACTCGATACAAACGCCGTGTCTTCGACGACATCGACGATACGAATCGGCAGCGAACGGGTGGTGGCAACCGAGCCAACTTCCAAACCCTGCTGAGAATCGTTCGTAGTCGTGTTCAACGTGTTGGCAACCAACGCAACGTTAGTACCAATATCGCTGTACACGAAGCCGCTCGTGGTCGAAACCACCAGCGAAGCCGTCACGCCAACAGCCTTGAACAGGGTGTTCGGATCATCCGCCACGTACGCATAAATGTACGTGCCAGACTTCACCGCCGTACCCGAAATCCAAGACTGCGAGTAGGTCGGCTGACCCGTCACAGAGGACACGTAGTTACAGCCCAAGAACACGCCAGCAAAACCGCTAGTCGGCGGCGTTGATGTGGCGGTCGTCACCTTCACGGTGCCGTCAGTGTCAAACTCCAGTGGGTCGCCGTAACCGATGCTTGACGCACCGGAAGCGATACGACGCTGGCGAGTGGCACCGGCAAACACCTGTCCACCGATCAGATTGATCGGCTTCAAGCCATACGGCTTGTCAACAGTAGGATATGCCATTGATCACTCCAAATATAAAAAGTTATTTGCCCTTACCAAACGAGACCGTAGTTTTCCTCTCGGTAAAGAGGGGCATACGCTCATCGTTCAGCCTCATAAAGTTGTTATCTACAGATTGCACCTGAGCCTTGGCCTGCTCTGCGTAATACGCATCGCGTTGATCCATTAACTCTTTCGGTGCCTTGCAGAGCAACAACCCGCCGATTTCGATATTTCCCTTAAACCGGGAATTCGGGTCGGCTTGCATCATCAGTTTGGGCTGGTCTTCGGCCTTTACGGGCTCCCAACCTTCCCGAAATTTAGCGGAAGTATTCGATGGGTCAGCAACACCCATAATACTGGTCCGAATCCAGCGGAAAACCCAACCATTTTGCGGCTCCGGTTCAGGGAGCGTCTGAGGGGGTTTCCACGCCATTTTGCGTTGCGTTGATTCTCGATTTTCGAGTTCACGTGCGAGTCTGTTCTCAGCCATTTTAGTTAGCCTCCAGTTTCATAAGTTCTTTTGCGTACTGTTCATTGCTCAGCCCCAATTTCTTGGCGATAGCAACTTGAGTCGGTGTCAGGCGGACCTGACGAGGCGCGGTTCCCCGCGTTACCGGAGCCACTACATTTGCTGGCTTTGTGCGAACAGGTTTTTCAACCTGCCTCGTTTGAGGCTTATCGTCGTCCTCTTCAGCATCCTCAAATGCCTCTGGATAACGCTTCCTCATGGTTTCATCAACTCTACGATAATACTCGTCTGAATTCGGATCAACTCCGCTTCGGACCAGTTTTTCATGCAGGCCAAGGGCAAGGGCGGTCATTTCCTCGTCCTCACCAAACCAAGTATTTTTCTCTTGCCAAGATTTCGCTTTAGGGTCTACCTTTGGCTGAGAAAACTCTTGGGGCACCTGAGCCTGTTGTGCCTGTTCTACTCTACCTTCGTTCTGTTGTAAAGAAGGTTTTACACGAGAGATAGTCTGGATTTTAAGTTTAGCGTCTGTAAGAAGTTCTTGGGCTTCAGCAATCTTTTCCGAATCCCCGGCTTCATAAGCCTGCTTTAAGCGTTCTTTAGCCGAACTAAGGTCAAAATTGGCATACTTCTGGGCTTCCTTAATAAACGCCTGCTCATTCTGACCTAAGCGTTCCCGAAGTTGTTTTGCCTCCTGATCCCGCATTTGGGCGAAACGCAAGGCTTCCTCACGTTCACGTAAAGCCCGTTCTTTTTCCCGGCGCTCGTCGTGCCAAACACGTTTCATCTGGGAGAGGCGCTTTTTTACCTTCTCCGAATACTCATCCAAATCCTCGTTTTCAAGTTCCTCTACTGTACGTTTAGACAGTGGTTTACGGCCCCGATCTTCTTCAGGGGTGTCGTCTTCAATCTTGACCTCAAATTCAGGTTCAGGAGCCGCTTTAACTTCAGCCTCCTGTTCGTCAGGAAATTTAAACTCTTCTCGCTCAATAGCCATGGTTTACTCCTATGCGCGACGGATTCCACGGGGGTCTTGAACCACCGCTTCTACCGTGTCGTCGTTGATGATGCGGAACTCCCTACCGTGGATGACCACGCGGGTGCCCGAGTACGGACGGGTTAGAACAAAGTCGCCTTCCTTGCACCATGGGCCGGTGGGGAAACGTTCCTTGTCTGCATAGCAAAGGTCACCCATCTTGATGACGAAGAGAACGACCGTAGTCTGCTCCTCGGCACGAATGGTGTTGTCAGCCTTGATAATGCCGCCCTCAAACTCTTCCTCTACATGCGGGACTGCACAAAGCAGCCGATAGCCTTTCGGCTCTGGCAGGAGTTTGGCCTTAGCGGCCTCTTCCTGAGTTTTCTCTACGTTGATACTGCTCACTCTTCCTCCATCCTTTTTGCAAGGTCTTTAATGTGGATTACTGCGAGATCAAGACCTTGTAATACCCCGCAGAGTCTTTTGTACTCACCTTCATCAAGTTTGCCCTGAATCAGATTTTCCACGATCGATGTGCGCTCCTCCTTGAGTTTAGTTTCAAGGTACTCCAGAGCGTTTGAATAACCCATTACTCACTCCTTTTTGGCGGCGCCATCCGACGCTGTTGTGCCTGATCTTTAGCCTTGGCGATATCAACGCCAAGTCGGACTCCTTCAGTCTCCATCCGATTCGATTCTTGCGCCTTGTGCTTCTCAATATCCGCACCAAGCCGTGCTGCATCAAGTTGCTGACGACCAGAGATCTCCGCTTCGCGCAACCGAAGTTCATCTTCCTTAGCAGCAGCGTCCATAAGAATCTGCTGTTCTTTAAGTTGGAGTTCTTTCTGCTTAGCCTGCATCTCCATCTGCACCTGCATCTGCTTGGTCTGGGCCTGCATCTGCTTGATCTGGAGGTCCATCTGCTGCAACTGCATGAGCGGATCTTGTGCCTGCTGCGCCATCTGCTGAGCCTGTGCTTCAGCCTGATCCTTCTGAAGAAGTCGTGCAGCGGCAAGGGCGCTAACCTGAGCGATTTGAACCTCAAGTTCAGGCTGCAAATCGTACTGCTCGTTGTCGTCTTGGGGCAGCGGAGGAAGCGCCACACCAAGTTGTTTCTCAATATCCCGACGATATTGATAGGCTATGTGCTCCATAATATGCGCCTGAAGCGATGCAGTAATCTGCTGCGCCATCGGATTCTGCCCAATGACAGCCGCCATTTTGGGGTCTTGCCCAAGCGCCATGTGAACCTGAATATGGGCCTCGTGGTCTTGGTAAATAAACGCCTTGAGCGGCTTGCCCATCATTGCGTCCATGTTTTCAGTTACAGGATCGCGGGGCTTTTGATCATCCGGCATCGGGACAATCTTGTCGGCGTTACGAACGCCTAGAACCTCAATCATCTGCCGGTGCAAATACGGCAGGTTGTATAACTGCGGCGCTCCTTGAGCCAACTGCATAACGGCTTGGTACTGCACGACCTTCTGCGACATCGTTGCCGCGTTCGGGTCTGAGACCGGGATAACATCCACATCGTCGTAGTCAGACTTCTTAGCCTTACGGCTACCGACTTCCGGTTCGTACGAATACTCATCCGGGGTGTTGTCACGGATAATGGCAGCGAGAAGTTTGAACTCCTGCTTCATCGCGTAATACACGCGAGCCTGCACCGCCGACATTACCTTCAAAACGCGCTCTAGGATGGCTAGGGTAGTACCTACCGGCGCTTGGTTCGACATATCGGAGATCTTGAGATCCGACACCGCAGCGAAACGGCGTCCTTCCTCGATGATCTTATCGAGCAACATCGAAAGAGTTTGCGACGGCTCCTTGTACGGCAAGGGCAGGATGTTGTCCCGCACTGCACCAGAGGGAATATCTACGTCTCGCCATTCGCCGGGAGCGATGGGGGTGTCATCTCCCTTGATACGCAGACCGCGTGATTTGAGACCACCCGGAAGATTGCTAAGAGTTCCTGCATCGACAAGTTGGCGAAGGAGGGAGGTTGCTGCTTTAGAGTGGCCGCCGATAAGGTGGATAAGTCCGAAATAATAGAAGCCAAAGCCGGGGATATATCCGTAATGGACAAAGTGCTGCCGCTTTGATTTGAGTTTGTCATCTTCTCGCCAGTTGCGGCGTATCGCCAGAATTGTCCCCGTCCCCTTCTCAATCGTCACCACGTAGGGTAGTGCGATGCCTGTCTCATTGTTGTCCTTATCGACATCGGGATACCCCGGTAGGTCGATGTTCACGTGCATCTCAAGCAACTGGAACCGATCATCCATGCTGGCTGAGAAGCCTTGATCCTCTGCCTTCTGCTTCTCTACCTCGTCCATCGTGCGAATCGGATCGCCAAGGTCAACATCGCGGTAGAAGCCTGCGTACTGCAGTCTGATCAGTTCGTTCTTGGTCTTACGCATCCGGTGCGTAACACGGTCTGCGGTCTCAAGATTCGCCGCGCCATACGGAACTACAATATCTTCCGCCGGGATATACACAGCGGTCTGACGATTCAGAGAAGGATCGAAGTACACCTTCTTAAAGGCATTGCCTGCCAAGGCCATGCTGAGCAGCATCCGCTCATGCTCGGGGCGGTACTCCTTCATCACCTCGGTCAACTGATAGTTCATGTCATCGGCAACGCGAATGGCCGAATCTTTCTTATCCGAGGTTTCCTTGCCTACAATCTTAGTCTTGACCGGCCCCATCGCGGGGAAAGTCTCCATGATCGTCTCGGACTGGAACTTAACCGCCGACTCCATCAAGAGAGGGTGGAACACACCGCAGGCGCCCGGCCACGGCTCGGTGCGCTCTTCGTAGCGAATGCCCAGAATCTTCAAGCCTTTGACGTACGTATCCAGCCAGTCTTTACGGCTAGAAAGGTCTTGTTCATACTGTCCGATTAAATCCCCGGCCAAACTCTGCAACTCGCCCTCGCTCATAAACTCCGCGAGGTTAGAGTCAAAGTCCTCAGCGCGAGGCTCATCCTTCATCAATTCTATAACGGCCCCGTCTACGCCAATCGATACGCTCTCGGGGTCTTCGATCATAATCTCAATCGGGGCTTCATCAGCAGCGAGGGCTTCAAGACCCATCGGAGCCTGCATTAAACTTTTATCGACGGCCATTTAAATTCTCCTAGTAATACGACTCGCGCCTATGGCTCTTAAACCACTTAGTCGGTGCAGGCTCATCGGTTGGCAGTTGAATAAACCCACCTTGCCGAAAGCGCATCAGCGCCAAAGTAGTTGAGTCCACTAAGTCATCATGGGTGCCAGAGGGAAAGTCATTACACTCCTCCGCAACCTCCCACGCCCAACGTCGGTCAGGCAACCACACAATACCTGAAGAAAACAGGTCCGTCACCGCGTTAACCCGGCTGATCTTGTCCTGTCCCTTGCCCGGCGTGAACTCGCTGACCGGAACTCCCATACGCCTCATTTCCTGATAAAGCGCAGCCCCGTTAGATTTCTTCTCCACAATGAACGTATCAGGGCGCCACTCTTTGTATTCGTTAAGCACCAACTCTTTTAACTCTGGAAACTCCAGTCGCTGTTTGATGCTATTTAAAAGGATTATGTTGTGGTTTTTAGTCTCTTCATTAAAGAAAATGCCCCATGTAGTCAGGGCATTATAGTCTGACCGATTGGTTTTCTCTTGCGCGGCGTCGAGCGCCATTATCATAAACTCACAACTTGGCGGGTCTTCCTTCTCCCATACCTGCCACCATTCCCGTTTAATTAATGCGCCTTCTTCACTTGTCGGCTGCTGCATGTACTGGGCTTGCCAGTACCTCGGATCCATACCGGCTTTTTTAGCCAGCAGTTCGTCAATGCCCCAGAAGTCAGGCCAGAGCGGTTTGTCATTCAAAATGGCAGGGAATTCCACTACTTCCCACTCATCGGCGTCGTCGTTCTTAGTCATGTGGTCAATGATCTTGCCCGTCAGATCCATCTTGCTCCAACGGGTCATCACCACAATAATCGCGCCGCCCGGCATCAGTCGTTGGATCGGACCTGACTGGAACCACTCCCATGCTGGCTCAAAAACATCAGCGCGGCCCTGTTTAGCCTCCTGCTCAGAATGTGGATCATCAATAATAAAGAGGTCGGCACCGCGACCAGCAAGAGCACCGCCCACACCAATAGCGAAATACTCGCCGTTAAAATTTGTACCCCAACGAGAAGCACTTTTACTATCAGCCTGAAGTTCCACGCTAGGAAAAATGTCACGATAGGACTCCGAACCGACCAAGTTACGCACCCGACGACCGAAATTCACCGCCAAATCAGCGGTGTGTGAGGCCATAATGACCTTTTTGTGCGGAAATTTGCCTAAAAACCACGCCGGAGCGAGGTAACTGATCATCTCTGACTTGCCATGGCGGGGGGCGATGTTGACAATCACCCGTTTCTTCTTCCCTTCTGCAATCTCCTCAAAAATCTTGGCAAGACGACGGTGGTGCGGCCCCACTTTGTAGCCCGGATACACGTGATTGATGAAATCTAGGAAAGAATCCTTGCCCAGTTTTTGAGTTATTTGGCTTTGGTAGGTCTTTAGGAGTTCGGCAACGCGCCGTTTCTCCTTTTCGGGCATCTTAGGCAGGGATGCCTTGAGTTTTTGCAGGTTTTCAGGGGAAAGTTGCATCATTTTAGTCGGCTACAAGCGACTTTAGACCAGATTCTTCTGGTCCCCATGCCCCAATTGGGCACTTTTGGTTTGCTAAACGAGTCTTACCCTGTATAACGCAGCCGCATTTCTTGCAGATGCCGAATTTATTGTGTTCGCAGAGGCCACAAGAGGCGAGCCGGTCTTCTACCGTACCTGCTCTAGCCAACTTCACGAGGCGGTCCCTCTTCTAATACGCGGTATTCAATGCCTTCCAGCACCGACAAGAGTTCTTTTTCAACTTCTTCAATCGGCTTAACGATATGCGTAGTTTCACTGCGCTTTTTAAAGGCATCTACGCCATCTACTTCGCCCAACTTTGACAGGGCTTGGATGCGGGTTTTGCTGCTATCGGCGTGTTCTACCTCATAAACTAACTTATTAACGACGTACAACTTCAACTCAGACAAGTCATCTACTAACGCGCAGTTGCTCTGCGCCACAAGACCTGCGAGGTACGCCATGGTCTCGTTCGGATACTTGCTGTAATCAAGCCGGGTTTTGGGATTGGCAAGGTGGGCAGTGGCAATTTCTTTAGCCACGCTGATGTCATTCTCGTCTGGGCAGAGTGGGGTGCCGGTTAGGTCGGATATAAGTTTGATAGTTCTTGCCCGCATCTCAATTTCAGCCTCGGGAGTGAGGTCTGGCAGGGCATCAGCCGCGTTAGCAGGCAGAGGGATGTTTTCGTCAATCTCAGGTATGAGGATATCTTGCATGGGCTTTACTGGGGCCAAGTTCCCTAGTCAACACAATATATACGAAGTAAAACAGCATGGTACCAAAAAGACAACCGGGGGGGTGTTATAAACGAGGGGGTGGGGGTCTAGTCAGCCAGATTTTGGAAAAGTGCGTGGTGTTTGTGTGAGTTCAAGTGTAGGTAGGACTGATAGGAGTCCCAACGCTGCAGCGGGGGATCGGGTACCCGTGGGGTCTCGGTCTGGCCGATTTCACCCTGCGGAGCCGCCCCCCGTATCAATTGATACGCTGTCCTAGTCAAAAAAAGTTTATAGGAATGCGGAACTATCGGGAACTGGGCCGGTCTAATTCCATGAAGGCAGCGCACTCCGCGCTGACCATGCCAAGAGGGATAGACCATGGACACCACGACCAACCCGATCACACTTGCCATGCTTCAGGCTCGCGCAGTCGAGCAAGCACAGGCCGACGACAATGCCGAGACCATGCTGGAGATGGGCGCGGCGGGGACTGCGGTTATGCTGGCGGACTACTTGACGGCGAATGGAGTCAAGTTTGACACGGAGGCCCCCAAGGGGAACCCGGCTTTTGAGAATGCCTGCGAGTCGCTGCGCGTCGGATTCCGTTCGCAGTACTGCAACAAGCCGCGCCACACTGGCAACAAGAAAAACCGCAAGCCGGTTAACATGGAATTGGCGCGGATGGTGCTGGACTCGACCGAGCAAACCCGCGAAGGTTGGGCGGCGGATTCGACCGAGCGCAAAATTTGGGATGCCATCCTGTCATTCGGTCGCACCAAGTTACAACGGGTTACGCTCAAGTTATGGCCTAAGACTGAGACCAGCGAGACCAGCGCGACCGACGCGACGGGTGAGGCTGGCGAGACCAGCGCGACCGAGACCAAAGAGGCTCCCACGGCTGACACCATCCTCGCCAACATCGACGCATTCCTAGCGTCGAATCCCTCCCCCGCATTGGTCAAGAATCTTTTTGACCAGATCGGCAAGCGGCTTCTGCGGCTCAAGTAACCGCTCCCCGTATCAATTGATACGCGGCCCCTGCTAGGGAAACCTAGCGGGGGCTTTTTTGCGTCTGGACGGTGTGACTTGGAGCGGGGCCGGTTTGGTCTCGCTCCGCGAGACCAGTTCCATCTGTGTGAGGCCAGTTACTGCGAAGCCAGTTCCTACAGAATAGTCTGGTCTACGTCGCCTCAATTTGCGTGAGGTCGGTTTTTTTTGCTCCGGCCTTGCGTAGCAAGGCTACACGAAGAAATTTGGCCTGTCAAACTTTTTTTGAAAATTTTGTTCCAAGGGGTATGTAGCGTTTGTTCCAAAATCGAAAAGTGCTTGGAACAAGATAAGTGCTTGATTCTATTAAGAAAAACACGGTTTTGTTCCAATGTTCCAATGTTCCAAGATAGAAGCAGCGTTTCGGACATGGCAGGGAGCAGCCAGCGTAGAAAATTTTGATTATAAATCTACGCCCTTAAAAATTCTTCATACCCTCCGGCTCCCCTTATTCTCAAAATCGTGGAACATTGGAACAAATCCCCTATTTATTACTTTTTTACTAACTATATATATATCTATTCTACAACTCTACACTTTGCCATTTCCTTATAAATCAAGCACTTGCAAAAACCCCCCTCCCCCAACATTTCCCACACTTTGAAGCATTCGTAAACTTTAAAATTCTGGAACACGTGGAACATTGGAACAAACTTTGTTGCACTTGAGAACTTTTTTTACGACGGATTCCTACACCTGCACTGCCAGCAATAAAAATAACTCGATCCAGTCACCGTATCATTTGATACGGTCTTATCCCATCTTTCTACCCCATTCCCCAGACGCCCACTCACTTCCTAGTAAAAAACATCAAAAATCTACAAAAAACCGGGAACTTTCCTAGATTCCAATTGTCTAAATAGGGTGCAGGGCGAAAACCGTCCTGCGAGACAACCCCACCGTATCAATTGATACGGTAAGACAGACAAGAGGTGCACGATGATTGGTTGGAAAGGTTGGAAGCGTGGCGACATTTGCGTAGCCCGTGAAGTGAACGGTCGGTGGTGCGTGTTGCGTATCAAGGATCAGTCGGCATACCGCGAATGGGGCGGATGTTTTTCTATCGTGGGGGGCTGAACTATGTGGTGCGTGAAGTGTCAAACAGAGCAGGTAGCAGCCAAACGTGTCGAGGCGGGATTCATTACCTGCCTACGTTGTGGCGAGGCGGATGCCAAGCGGGTGAGGTTTACGGTAGCCCCTGCCTACCACAAGGGGCCATACACGGTACACAGCGATAAAACAATGTTGCGTTACATCAGCCGCCCCGGTCGCGGCTCAGATTACTGAGGAGACCAAACCATGACCAGAAAAGATTATGAACTGATGGTAGCGGCACTGACGGCAGTGCGGGCGGAGTCGGCGGGTGACTCCGTGAGTTATGAGGGTATCTGTCGTCAATTGACGACCGCACTCCAGCGGGACAACCCGCGATTCAGCCGAGACCGATTCCTAGCAGCGTGTGGCGTATCAATTGATACGCAGGAGGTGTGAGGTGAAAGTTAAATTTTATGTCGGAGAGATGCGGTCGGATTACGCCACCATCCACGGGCTGACTGAGGAGGTGCATTTTCTGACCAGACTCGACTACGTGGTGACTGCACACGGCGATAGGGAAGTTGCCAACATCGACACCATGCTACGGGCTTCAGACAAGGAGTTCATTCGTTCAGACAGTGACGTTCGGACGTATGTGGCCTTGGACATTTTCAATGAGGTGCAAGATGAGCAGCGTTGAATTTACTTGGAACAACAGGGTGATCCGCTTTGTCGATCCGTGGGGTGATGTGTGTTACTTCTTTGCAAAGGTGACGTACGACGATAACGGCAAAGCCGATGGGTACTCGCAAGAGGTGTGCTTGGTAGGCGATGACATGGAAGAGTTGCATCTGGTACTGGAACGCCTACGCACGGCACTGACCCTGCCAATACTTGAGGCGAGTGATTTTTCACAGAATCAGAAAAAAGAGGAGGTGTGAAGTGAACGAGACAGACTTAAAGATTATTGAGATGCACTACGAGGACGGCATGAAGGAGTCTGAAATTGCTGCATCGCTAGGTCTCCCGACCGCCGTCGTTCATGAGGTGCTGTTTGCCTATGAAGAGGGAGACAGCATCGTGGATACATATCACGAGTGGGATTGTCGTGGAGATACACCGTGAGTGAGTACGACGATAAAGACATTATTAAAGATACTGTCGAGGATCTGGCCAGACGTATTAAAGAATCTACAGAAAAGTTGAAAGAACTACGGAACTTACAGGAAGACCTGCGGTCTAAGATATTCGTAGAGAATTCGTTTCGTAGGTATTTGCAGTACAAGTTAGACCGAGTGAAGAGTAAATCAGACGAACCAAACAACCCCGTATCAAATGATACGGCTAACTAAAGAGGTGACAACGTGGATACAAGTATGAACAACGCAGGAAATACTCAAAATACCCTGCTGAACAAGCCGAACCATATTATTTCCCTATCCTCTGCTTGTGTGTTGGTCTCAGTGGAATCGCACGTATGGAACGCGACAGTACAGGATCGTGAGATCAGCAACGAAGTAACGTCTGCCAAGAAGGCAAGCAAGGACAGTGGCAAGTTTGTGAAGAATCTCCTTGCCAATAACGCCGAGCACAAGGCGGTGCTGAACTACCGACAGACTATTTATAACTGGGTGCAGCGGCATACCTATGACTGGGCGGGATCGCAACGCCTACTACCCGTCGTGAACCTTGCACGGTTCCACCAAGAATACCGTGAGCATGAGAAGAAGTTTATGGAGTTGGTGGACAACTTCTTGGACAAGTACCCGACTATCGTGAGTAACATGGCGTTTGTGCAGGGCGATATGTTCGACCGGACAGAATATCCCGACGCGGCGGAGTTACGACATAGGTTTTCGGTGGACTTAATCCAGAGCGAGGTGCCGACGGGTGACTTCCGCTGTGCCATATCCCAAGACTTGCTGAACGACATGAGTTTGCACTACGAGAAGCAAGCCAAGCGCATGGTCGAGGATATCTTGTCCAAGCAGTCTGAGCAGTTGGTCGATGTGATGGAGTCGATCAGTTACTGCTGCGAGACTGAGACTACTGTGGATGAGAACGG